CCTTATAGTTTTACGCTTCTTAACACCTTTACTTATTAGTGATGGGTTTTCAGAATTACCAGTCATCTTGCCAGAACCATCGTCATATGTTCCATAGATAACGTATTCACTAGCTGATTTAGTCCCACTATCGGTAACTCTAATTTCTGTAACAGGGTAAAACTTGCCACCTGGATTTACACCACGTGCAATAACTACAGATGGAGGTTCGTTGGTTGCCCAATCTCCAACATACATCTTGTTATTTATCACCCAAGAATACACATCGTCTTCAATTGCCAAGTTATTTATGATTGATATCTCTGTCTCACCTGCACCAATTATAAGCTTGCTTACCATAGATGGGGTGTATAATGACTCAAACTCTAATCCATATTCGGCACATTTTTCTGCAATGTAAGTATTGGGGTTAACATTGTTGTAAGTCTTAGACAATGCATCGTTATCGACTAAAATACCTGCACTATTACGACCCGCAATCCTAATCATGTTTCCAGTTGAATCACCAATGTATTCTACTTCATCGATTAGACCTGTGATAACATCAATATCATTAATAGCTAATACAATCTTATCATATTTGTTAAAGTAATTAGATAGTTCACCATCAGGATTTGGGATAGCTAGGTTAAAACTATCTGCATCCATTTCAAGATCCATATCAATATCATACTCTGAAATTTTGTTAACTTGGATTACAACGCCCATCGATGTAGAATCAATTTTAGCTATAATATTCATACTAAACCTCCAATAGTAGTACATCACCCTCATGTATGTCATATGGTGATTTTAATTTATTTATTGTACATAGATCCTTCCAATAAACTCTAGTCCTATTTTGGATGTGCAATATGGTATCTCCAAGTTTAACTGTATAGGTCTTTTTAGCTTTAGTCTTACCAAATGTACCTGCACCACCATAGTATTCAATACCCATGTGACCTAAAGTCTCCGGTCCCGCGATACCATCCACAGACAAACTATATTTCTTCTGATATGATCTAACAGCACTCTCTGTTTCAGAACCAAATAAGCCATCAACACCAAATTTTGGTAGCTGTATATCTTCACCAACTAATTTATTTTGTAACTCTATAACATAATCACCAGAGTTACCATTTCTTAGCGTTCCTAGTTGTTTGCCGCTGCTAGTACCACTACTAGATGTTGGTATTACTTCATCTGTTACCTGTACAATTAATGCAGCAACTTCCTGTGGTGGAAAATCTTCTGTAAATACGCAAGTATATGATACATAGTCTTCCCTAGGCTCTAGGTTTGATTTTAAATCTATCATTAGAGCATTTTTAATTTCATAAATTGGATGGAAAAATGTGCCCGCACCTTCTTCTTCAAATACCTTTTCTAACTCTCGCCAATCAAGATAAGCCCTTGGACCAAAAAACTCACCAGTGATAGTGACCGACTTTGGTTTTCTACCAAGGTCTTCAACACTAGCACCGACAAGTTGTAGGTACTCATGGACTCCGTGATTCTTTTGGCAAGAGTAAGAACAGTTATGAGGATTATGTGGAAATTTGTAATCTTTGTATTGCATCTTTGGCATCTTTATATCCATTCTTACTCACCACCTTATTTTATTTCAGATCCTTTTCCAAGTCTAGATTCCATTTGTCTCCAATTTACCGCTGACCCGCCTAAATAAGAAACGTCAACGTTACCAGATTTATCGACATTAACATCGATGTTAACAACTGGTGGTTTTTGATTTATCTTATCTATTAGCTCTTGCATTTGGAACATGCTATTGCCACCAGGATTTGGAGTAAACCCTTCTTGCTGAGTATTATTTAAGTAGTCTCTGAGATTGATATCCTCACCACTCATACCTGCATTCCATATATCTAACTGACTACCACTGCCCATGACTTTACCCCTTACATCATATGCTCTTTGTGGTGATCCAGATCCCATATAGCCTTCCTTATTCTTCATTTGAACGCTGTTGAGACCATATAATGTAGCATAGGTAACTAATGCAGGTATTGAGAATGCACCTTTAACTAGGCTAGCCATAGTAGTAGCCATAGTGCCACCTGCTCCACCTACTGCTGCAGTACCTGTTGCGCTAACTATAGTACCTGCGCCTGGAACATCAAAGGTTCTATGACCACCAACAACTGCCGGACCACCACCAACAGGAGTACCTAATGTAGCACCACCAACTATAGTTACATTTGCTGCAGCCACACTCATATTAGCTACTGCACTTACCATAGTTAAAGCACGCATGATAAATTCTGCTATTGTTGTACTAATATTTAATGCAGCAAGCCCTGTAAACATCGTAATTACATTTCTGATACCTGTAGCCATATCTTGTAATTCCGGTGGTAACTTTTCAATATTTTCTGTTGTTGCGTCGAAACCTTCGGTTATTGATTCTACAGCACCCCAAAAGTCACCTTCTAATAATTTACCAACACCTGCTAATACACCTGTGAGCATTGGAACATTGGATATACCACCAATAACAGTCTTCGATTGAAGTCTACCAAGGTCTTCTGTTGCATCGCCAAGTGCTTCACCATATTTCTCTGCTACATTTGCACTAGACTTCTTTAGTCCAGTTTGTATTGATTGGTAGTCAATGTTATAGTTCTGTGGGTCCTTGATCCAGTTAAATAATTCATCCATTAAGGCGACTGTAGCAGGAGCAATTCTCTTACCGAAATCGGTTTTGAGGGCTTGTTTTGCTTGCTTAAGTGCTTCACTTCTACCATACGATGATTCCATCATAATTGCCCATTTGGCATCTACTGCACCAGACGCATCTTTTAATTCATCAGCTGTACCGGCTATATCTACATCAGATAATGATAATAGTGCTTTCATTTGACGTAGACCGATCATTTTATGAGCGAACCATGCAGTTTCTTGATCATTTAATGTAGATGTAACATCATCAAACATATCTACGACCTCTTGCAGTGGCTTAAGATTTCCTTCTTCATCCATGATATCTCTTGAATAAGCTACAAATAGATCTCTAGATCTTGCACTAGGTGCTGAACTAAGAGACTCTTCACTCTTACCAATTGGTGACATCATTTTAGTTAAAATTGCTTGAATACCCGTACCTGCCATTGACCCTTTGATACCTTTGTTACCTAATTCTGCGATTACAGCAAGTGTTTCTTCAAATGATCTATCTATGGCATTTGCAATTGGTCCTGCATACTTCATAGATAACATCAGATCTTTAACACCTATTGTAGACATATCTGCTGCTTTTGTAACTTTATCTAGAGCATCGCCAAGAGATTCTATTGGGATATCCCACATTTTTGATAAGTTGATAGCGTATTCAGCACCCTTTTCGACATCCAAGTCATTACCACCCGAAAACTTCATTACCATCGGTGTAGCTGATATGATATCTTTGGATTCTTTCATACCTGCTTTTGCAAGTGCTGTTTGTATACCTGCAATTTCGCCACTTGAGTAGAGGGAGCCAGTACCTGTTGGTCCAGACAATGCAAGATCTATTGCCTGTTGCTGTAACTCTTTACCACCTTTAATCAGTCTAGCCTGTGATTCTGCAGTTTTATCATACTTAGATGCAAGTGCACCCATTGTCTTAGCATGTTGATGTTCTAAAGTTGCATAAGCCTTAATAGAATCTTTTGTGAAATCCCTAACAGTGTTCCTAAGCTTATATAACCCGCCTATTGTTATCATATTAGTTCTTGCCATATATCTATTATAAGTACTTAGGGATTGGGCTGCATTTGCAAATACCTTCTGCTGTGATGCGCCAAAGGTTGTTACTGCTCCTGCTACCTGCCTAAATGTCGCTGATGCTCTGTCTATAGCAACTATATCAATTTCTACCCGTTCTCTACCGTAAGCCATCTACTCACCTCCCTCTGCCAAGCGTTCATATTTCTCATTATCAAAATTAGGATTTTTAAAACCTACCTTATCAATAGGATCTCCACAACTACTACATTTATCACGACCATTATATGCGCTAGTCTTACATTTTTCACACATACCCTCTAATTTGATATCACTGTCAATATCCATATTAATAGAAAGCCATAGCCATTGTTCATCCGTCATTAACCTGAAATCGTCGTTAGATGGAAGGACTTTAAATGTAGTTGCGACACGATATTTAAATCGTTCACCTTGGTCTGCTCTAAGGTCTTTTTTATAGAGGTATATTCCTCCTCTGTAATCATTTCAAGTTTTGGTGCACCTTCTAACATTAGATCTTGATATGCCTGTGTTACTAAGTGGACATCATTCATATCTAATGATTCTCTAGTTTCCTTGATACTATCTGCTACTTTTATATTTAAATCTTCGGGATCTCTCATGCAATGAAAACACATGTTCACGTCGTAGATGTAATTTCTTAAGTCATCTGTAATACCGTCTTTTGTATATTTATGACTAGATATAGCTTCCTCACATATCCTTATAACGTCGGAGGATACCACCACTACGGCGATATCCATCCCTTTAACGCTAATAATCTTGTGAGGAGGAGTACCTAGACGTAACTTAGCTAATTTACCCATTGTATTTCCTCCTTATAAGATAATTATTCTTTAGTTCTTGATAAAGCTTGTACTGTCATTGATTCTCTAACACTATCTTTAAGACTTGCGCTCTCGCTGATAGTAGTAATAGAACAAGTACCGTATCTAGTACGAATAGTGTTCTTTATAATTACTAAGTCAAATTGAGTATCTGTTAAGTCGAAGAAATCAATGCCATCAGCTATTGCAGTATCTTCTAACATGATACGAGATAAATTGATTGAGTAAGTTTGTTCACCTGTAGACCAACCAATAGAATCATTTTGGCCAAACGAACTATGCTTTTTAGTATCATTACCATAGTCCATGTTATAGTCCTGTACACCTGCGATACGTTTACCATCAATTTCGATAAATATATCATCAGAAGTAGTAACCTTAACACCTGCACCAGTAAATCTCTGTAAGTCCATTTTGATATCAGAAATTCTCATGTGTTATGCCTCCTTATATTTTAAGATGTTGTCTGATAGTAAGAGTATAAAGTGGAGTAACTACATCAATTTCGTAGTCAATCAACGCACCATACGTATCAGCAGGGTCTTTAATTACTGATGTTTTTGTTGGATCAAAGTTCTCGATAATATCCATTGCTTCAATCGTTGCAAGGACACTATTAATGTCACCTTTGATTGACTCAAGTATTCTCGTGGAACCTTTAGTTCTCTTATAATTCGCTACTAACTTATTACGAACTGCATTTAGGCAATAATCCGCAGTAAAGATTGTAGTGCCTTCTTGCCAAGTCGCATCCGTAGATGTTGTAACAAGACGATAGATCATTAATTGTCCACCCTCAAGGTAGAATGGAGTTACTTGATTAGCAACCAAATCATCAAGTTGTGTAGGTAGCATAACTCTCGCTGTTCCTAAGAAACCTGTAATTTCAACGCCATTCATTGGTAATGCCGGATCTAAAGTTTCGATAGCAATCTTTGCCGATAGTGCTGCTGCACCAAATGTTCCCGATCGAGTTAAGACTGAACTCTCTTTAAGATCTGGTCCTACAAAGAATATTCTCTTATTACCAATTGCTCCTGCATTAGCCTTAAGGTCAGCATCGATTGTCGCAACCGCATCCCCTATTACAGCATATCTCATGATGTTCAATACTTCACAAGTAGCCAAATGGGCTTCAAGTTTCACCATTACATCTACATCATATTCAATGTCTAAGATAATTGTTGAGAATGAATCACTCTCTGTAAGCAATTCGTCAAACGCCTTCTCGTATTTCTCAGGTTCTGTAGCCTGTGCAGTATCAATTAGTGCAACCTTTATTGATTGAGCACCGTTTGTTAATAATACATCAATTAAGTCTAGCATTGGTGCATCAGCGCCAACTTTAGCTAGAGCATCAGCAGCACTAAATATTGATTCAATTTCTAGATCTGCCATAGATCCGGCTGTACCTTTGATCCCAACTATCAGTACTGCTTTGTTTGCTGATCCCATTAAGGATACTCCACCAGTAACATCTGTTGAACCATTAATTTTATTAGGCATGTGTTATAACCTCCTTATAGTGTTATTGTTGATGTTATTCTAAACCATTTAGCCAAGTCAACGAATTCTTGAGTAGGAACAATAGTTTGAATTAAGTTTAACCTAACTGTGATTAATTTTACATAATCATTATTCTTATTTGACGCACTGTCTGTAACATCAATTTGCCCTATTACCTTGATCTCGCCAACAATAGTTGGAGAATCGTAGCCACCGATAAAATCGTATAACGGTAATATTAATGGGTTATCTGCTATTTGGATATTGTGCAAGATCTGTAATATTGTGTCAGCCATGATGCTACAAGATGATTTTGATTCATGGTAAACAACTATCTGATATACCATATTATTACTCATACCTGAAACTTCATAGTCGGCATTATCATCAGAATCGTGATAAATACCCAAAACATTACCCATTGACATTGATTTATTTACATTATGCATCCTCTGCACAATAATAGACGGTTTTTCAAACTTTGTAAGATCCTTGGGGTATGCTGATGATACCTCCACAGGCTTTGAACCCGCAATTGATTCATACCTCGGTAGAATCTTCTGCAACTCTTCTGAAAAGAAGGCAACCAAAGTCATATCCGAATTGAATTCTACTGCCCTTGTTGAAGTAGGTGCACTCATTACATCACCCCTTTATATACTCTCTTTATTTCATTTCTAACGATATCATGTGTCTTACCACGTTCCTCTTCTGTAGTTGTTAATACAGGGTCACGTTTTGGAACTCCCTCGCCATATACATGTCTAAATAGCTTAGGGTCATCACTGGTTACAGTGGCTGCAATAGCCTTACTCTTACCATCATCTGTACCATGTGGCATTTTGATATAGAAGGAGTTTTTCATTTCTCCAGATGCAAGTAGTGGCTTCTTAGAGAAACCATATTTTCTAAGTTTCTTCATACGGGTTTCCCAAGTTAAGGGTTCCCACCCTGGTTGCTGAACACCTATTTTAGCGACGATCTTAGTCTTAAGATGTTCTGCAGCCTTTTTACACCCTGCCTGTGCAGCATTTAGTGTTTGTTGGTTAGTATTTGCTAAATTACGTATCGTTCGATCAATTCCCTTGATACGTATATTCATACCACCCGAGCTTTTCATTATTGACATATAATCACCTACAATGGTAATGCAATAGAGGTGCTACCGACTTGCTTTCTTAATACTAATCGATACTCACCGATGTTAGTAGCTATAGTGTCAACCTCCCACATCATATTCGGAGGATGATGATCAAGTGCAATTAATGTGAATTCATTAACAATCAACCCAACCACTTTATCCGATATATTACAGTATATATTTCCACTATCAACTAAGCCTGCAACATTAGAGTCACTCTCTGTAAGATGTTCATGTTCGTAAATACTTACTGGAACATCCTCTAGAATGTCGTATAATGGCTCCCCACCAGTTACTTCTTTAAATATTGGGTTCCAATCTGGTTGCAATTCTTTTGCTTTTAAATTTATGATTTTTGCAGTATGCCCATCATCTAGGATCATTTCTGCAACATCATTTGCCATATTTGCTCTATCTCCATCAGTTAACATTATGATAACCTCGTAGGAGTCCTAATAGGAAGTGTGAACAATGACCCTTTATTACTATCATTAGTATTAACGCTTTCCATTAATTCATTGTATTCATTGTCAAACTCTAATGCTAGTTTTCTTAGATTCTTAGGTACATCTGTTTTATCAACTGATTTACCTTCATTACCCGTGTCATACTTAAAATTTGCAGAAGCAGGTATACGGAAAGCCATTATTCCATAATACAAAGCCCTGATTTCCACAGCCAAAGCAAGTGTTGTATCAGGGTCTATATCGGTAATTGTAATATTCATTTCTTTTATGGCTTTATCAAGGTAACCTGTAGCATCTACCACAACTCCAATAGATGCTGCAAGCCCACTTAATTGACTCGTAATACTAGCTTCAAGGACTGCACGATCCATAAGATCACTCCTTTAGCTAACTGTTATTAGTCTTCGAATTGTCGTACTTTTGAAGGGTCAACCTCTGTAACTTTAAATTCACCCTGTTTAACGCCGAATGCAACATCCCCACGCTTTGCAAGGAAATCTTCTTTACTAGCGAACTTAGAATATTGACGTTCAGACTTAGCGCCTAATTTTACTTCATCTTTAGTTGGTGCTACTGCCCAAAGCTTGCTATTGATATCTTTGTGAAGTGAAATACCAACAAAGTTTACTACTATAATACATTTTGGAGCTTCTGGAGTAGTTTTAGCTACTCCTGCTGCACCTTTATTTTCTTCTTCTTTACCTTTAATAGTGTTCATTACCTATTTCCTCCTCAGGATTATTAACAGTTTGTGATCTTATAGACGTTGTTACCATCTAATACAGCAAATGTGAAGTATTCAATAGTTCTAACTTCCTCAACTGCAGTAGCAAAGTTTTCAGTTTTGTCCATTTCAAGACCCGCACGAACCATAAATAATAGTTTGTCTTTAGCCTTAACAAGAACTGCAACTCCATCAGTAATCCATGAAGTGATGATAATCTTAAGACCAGAAACTGCCTTAATGTCACCTGTAGCAGGATCAATTACAATACCTGGCTTCAAGTTTTGAAGTTCAGCAGGTAGTAAATCATCATGCTGATTTGGGTGGATGATCAAGTGTGTAAAGAAAGTAGGTCTCTTGATTCCAGTACCAGCTTCTGTAAATAATGAAGCAGCAGTTTTCGCTGCACGAATGTCAGCCAATACAAGCTTACCACCAGTAGATGATGCTGCAGAAGTACCTGCACCTGCTTCAAGTACCATAAATGCAACTTGGTTCTTAAGGCGAGTATGTGCTTTACCAACTTCACGAGTTGTGTATGACATTAGATCGTATTCATCATCCATAAGCATCTTACGAGTGAATCCAACACGAACACCATAACCCTCAACAGAAATTGACTGAGTGCCAGTTCCTAAGTTGATAAATGGAATTTCTTGACCGTCTTCAATCTTACCAACATAAAGACCCTTTAATGATGGGAATTCAATTGTAGATTTAGTCATGTTAAAAGTTTGGAAAATCGATTCAAAGATTGAAGGCTCTTCTGACGCACCCTCAAGAAGTAACGGGCTTAGACCGTCTCTCATTAGGCTTGAGAAGTCATTACGACCCATCAATTCCGTAATTCTAATATTTTTATGCATTTGTCATATCCCCCTTATACCGAAAATTTAACGTAAATAACGTCATTATCTGCCGCAGCAGTACTATATGCTGTACCACATATTCTACCAGTTCCTGCTGATGTTTTAACTTTACCTGCACCTGCTGAAATAACACTAACACCAATTGCAATTGGTGCTTGTGCAACCATTTTAACAAAGCCTTCTGTATCTACTACCACATCGTCGCCACTAGCGTAATCTTGAAGTGCAATACCACAAGTTACAAGTGATTCATCTGCAGCAATACCTACTGAAAAGCTATCACGTAATTCAAGAAGATCTCCCTTAGAAATTGCTTCAGCAGCAGTTACCTTTAGTTGATCAGTAAAATCTGGTTGTGGCTCCATTCCGCCAATAAAATTACCTTCACTCACTTTGTAATCCATTATTTAGCACCTCCGTCTGGTTGCTTAGCGCCAAATAGTTGACCCATTTGTTCGCCAGAAATATTAGTAGCATTAACTATTCCGCCACCATCTGTACGTGAAGTATTACCAATAGGTGCGCTCATGTTGTTAGCACCGATCATTTCAGTAATGTAAGCTACTTCTGTATTGATTGAAGCTTCAATAGTTTCTTTAGTATCACCTGTTACTCTTGCAGTGATCTTTTCACGATATTCATCTGCAACTAATTCAGTAATCTTTTGAGTCTTGAAAGTCTCTAATTCTGTCTTAGCAGCATCAGTAATTGCTGTGTCAATAGTACCTTGAAGTTCAGTGATTTTAACATCTTTAGCATCAACGATACCTTGAACATCTACGAGTTTAATTGTCTTATCCTCGCCACCAACTTTAAGTGCCATTTCAGTAATTTTTGCGCCTTCTTTGATTTGTGCAACAACTTTAGGTGCACTTGCTTCAAGTTCTGTAATTGAAACATTACTTATAATGTTGCTTACAAGTGTAGGATTAACCGATGCTAATTCAGCAATTGTTACTCCTTTTAAGATTGTATTCTTATCCATTTCTAAATTACCTCCCATATCATTATTATTATTCTTTTGCATTTCACTTACGACTGATAATACTTGTGATTCAGACATTCCCTGTGTACCAGGATTAGCCCAATCTATCGACTCCAATTTTGTAATGTTCTTAATATAAATATAGCTACCATCAGTCTCTATATCACCAAGTGCATTTATTGAAACCGTCATGGGGTTACCTGCTGCCTGTGCTTTAGGAATCCATTCTCTTAAATTGGAACTCTTAAATACGTAGGTCTTTGCAAGGATTCTTAAAATTGTTTCTCCCCATGGTGTCTCTACTGTATCTAGCATTGCACCAACATAAATTGATTGTGGATCTCTAAATTCATGACCATGTTTGTCAGGGTCTGGGTGACCAAAATAACCGATTTGTCCTTGGATTAGATCGTATATCTGGCGTACTGAATGAGCATCAAATACACGATTATTTCCCTCAGAAACTCCTTCACGGATTACTTCTATGTTTGCGAACATTGGATTTTCGTCATCCTTTACTAGTTCACTCACATCAATACTAGGGTGAACGGGAACATTGTAACTGCTAGCACCGTCTTTATATAACTCAAGAACACCACCGCCAAATTGTTCTTGTATACGTACTATTTCTGGCATTTTAAACCTCCTCCCTCTTTACTTACCACAAATATAGAAAGCTATATCAATTACGTAAGTATCGTCACGCACATATGAAAAATTAAAAGAACCCGCGCACGTAAAAGACATTAAGAACTGGCAACCAAGAACTGAACGTCGGGTAATCTAGTATTTATGAGCCACTTTGCGGTTCTTTGCTGTTTCTACTATTTGAGAGGGTTTAAGCGACACAGGAAACGTCAAGAGAGCATTGAATCAAAAGATGCAATCGGTAAAACCAAAACCACCGATTGGGTTAGAAACAAAAACAAACAAGAATCAAAACCAAAATCTCAAAGAACCCTACGAGAAAAAGAAAAGGTAAATAATATGTTTGAACATGTTCACCTATTTCCTTCGCATATGGGCGTGACCTTTAATCGGGTTGCGCTCAATCTGTATCTAGACATGGAAAAGGCAGGTCGATATTGCTAACCTGCCTCAAACTGTATTATTCAGTTGCTTGTTTTCTGTTGGAACCCTCTAAAACTGTTTTAGATTCTGGATCTTTAACTTTGGTTGGATCATCCTTCTCAGGATTTTTGGGATCAAGTGGAGTTTTATTAGTATTAAATCTACCAGCTATTTGCCCTTCTGCTCCACCATCATTCTTATCCATAAATAAAGGTTGTTCTACAAGCATTTGCTCAAGTTCATCATCCCAATCGTGACCCAAGTTATATGCTGCAGTTTTTCTACTACAGATATTTGAGCCAACTTTGAGTACATAAGTCTCAGCTTTTTGCTTTTCGGACATTGTAGATACTTCTGGGAATATTATGCGACCTTCGTCAATAGTGGCGAAATCCCCTCCGGCAATTAACGCAACATATTTGTGGATATCTTGAAATGCTTCTCCAAATGTATCCTGGTAATCTTCTGCTATTTTGTTAAGTGCGAAGGTACCATCACTAGAGCCTTCTCCTTGGTTGAACAATAGGTGTTCTGGGAATCCAGTACCTGCACAAGCTAACCCTCGAAGCATCGAAGCATCATCCTTGCTATCTGGAGTACTACCAGACCACTCTAACATCTTCCAAGTTTCCTTTTCGCTGTGTATTGGATTCATCCCTAATTGGAACGAAGCTAATTCCTCAATACGTTTTTGGATAGTTGTATCGCCATTTGGACCATCAGACTCAATTGTAACATCAAACATTGGGCTTCCATAAACAGAGTGAATATCTAAACGATCTGATACGAAGTCTATATAGTCGTTGATAGCACCATAGGTCTGTCTAAAGTCACTCGTACCTCTAACCTCAGCACTTGAATTATTAAACTTAAGGTGAATCATAACCCCTGCATGACCTTTCAAACCTGTGTTGCCCTGTCCAAACGCTTTCTTTACTGTTTTGACCGCCCTCGCCACGATTGCAGATTGCATCTCGAGTTCGTTTAGCTGTTTTTCTAGGGGCTGAAATTTGAGAATCTCTTCTGTGCCTTTTTCTTCGTCTTTGTAAGCTACTGCATAGAAGTTGATGTCATCTACAGACATTGGATTAAAATCTATCTCAACCAAATTTGATTCGTAGATTGTCAATAGAACATCACCAGTCTTTTGTGGAGTAAGTGCTAGGAATATCTCACCAAATAGTTGAGCATCCGTTCCAATACTGTTCAATCTTCTCTTAATCCTATTAATACGCCAGAACCTATCTATAGCAGGCTCAATAGCTTTATCATAGGAATATTTGAAACCTCTACCAAACAATAGTGCATTAAGTTGTTTAACTCTGTTCTGCATTATAGGATTTTCTTTCCACATTGAGAACAGTGCATCATTGTTCTTCATGCGGTTTCTATCCCACTGATATACTACTTTGATTGATGAAAATAATCCTGAAATATCGGTTCCTGCCTGTTTACCTGCAGTTATTTCGGTAATTTTCTGATTTAAAACTTCATTATCAAATGTCATTTTATGCGTTACAGGATCTATTGAACCTATTCTAGTTTTACCTGCTAATACCTCGTGACCCATAAATTATCTCCTTCCATTTCTTTTAGGTCTAGTGAATGATGTAAATCCTTTTCCAGACTCTGGAGTATTTCTTCTGCCACCTGTTAATTCTCCATATCTGTCTCCACCTTCTCTAGCCTTCTTCCTAACATTAATACTAGTTTCTCGTGGCTTCTGAAAATTCTGAGCACTACTTCCAACTGAATCTTCAACTATCTTGCCATATCCCGCAACATTCGCGTAAACCTTGGCATGCAAGAAATGATCCGGTCCGGTATCAACGTACTTAATGAATTCTACTCCCGAATTAGTTTCACATCGTTCTGCCGCAATATTGGTCATATGATCTAATGCTGTAGTAATTACTTCAAGGTTCTGATCTTTACCAGGAATGACTAGTCGCTGTTCGTCGATCTCATCTGCGACCATTTCGATAAACTCAGATCGCCCCGCCGAGACCGCTTCATCCTTATCGTTCCATGTACAAATCTTCTTAGCAGGTGGGTTAGCGTAGTAACACGCCCACACATCATGGCAGATATCTTCTTCTCGAAGTTTGTCACGTAGTGCTTGGAAGTTCGTAATATCGGGACCTGCATCACAGACCACCTTCTTAACATATGGCACATATTTCCCTAGCACTTCAACGAATTGTTTGATATGCTCTTTCTTTTCCTTCGACTTTGCTTCTACTAGCTGAACGATTTGAAACCCACGTTTCATACAGCGTTTTTGAATCCACATATATGACGTAGCGCCCCAGTCAATACCGACGTAAAGCGATTCACCATCAACCGCACCCAAACGAAGATCATTTTGACAACAAGCTTGAAGTCCTACCATAGTGATCGGTAAGTCGTCTCCACCATAAGCTATACCTAGAACCTCATTCGAGAATTTTCTCTTAGTATACTTAACGGATTCCTTCTTGTCTATGATTTCTTGTGCAGTAATCCAAGCTACCATCAATTGTGATATGTGATATCCTGCATAAGGTGCTCTACGTTGTGGGTTGGTTTCTCTCCATATCCCACGAGTTCTGTCAAGTTCCTCACCACAGTATTTACAACCGTAGTAATAATCTTGCTCTTCGCCCTTCCATTCTTTTACATAACCATACCTGCCCTCGTAATCGTGCGTAGCAACGTCGAGAATATTATCCATAGTCAATGGTTCTTCTCTACCACATCCTGGGCATTCAACGAACCAATATTTCTTATTAGATGATTCCCATTCTTGGTCAAATTGTGTACCGGGTAATTTGGGTGTCCCTAGAGTCAACGATTGTTTGTGCTCACTATGTGACATTGCTTCACCTACTGTAGCTTCAACATCGTTGGGATGATCCTGACGTTCATCATATACTGTAAAATCTATAGTAAGACCACGGGCAGCATCACCAACATCCATTCCCTGTCCACCAGAACCCCAAGTACCTCCTAGTATATAAAAGCTATATGGAATCAATCCAGTTTTTGCATTAGGTGGCTTACAGAACTTAAACATCCGTTGATCAGACTCATTCTTATTATACCAACTAGATAATCCTGTACTATCCTTAATGGCAGGTTGAACTCTCTGTTTAGATACCCTAAGAACCTGTCCGTCACGTGGAAATGTATGCAATCCTGCTGTATAAGGGTTTTGCCATATCTTATTTAATAACCAATTAATACTAAACTCTGTCATTTCTACTTGGCGACCCTTGTAAATGATTAAGTGGCGACTGTTATCTCTATAGATATCGTGAAGATAATTCCGATTCTCGAATGAGAATGGTTGCCCTTTCAATGTCCTGTTGTTTTCAGTCCATGCCACTGGATCTACATCCTGTAAGATAGCTAGGTAATCCTCTCTACTTAAGGAGCTAAGTGCTTCTAACATTTGAACTTCATCAAAATTATTTTCCACTTCCTAACCCCGCTCTCAGCAAATCTGCCATCTTATATTTTGCATCATCATCCATTTCTCCAAACATATTGATAATAACACTTTTAACTTCTTGAGATTGTGTAGGACGCAGTAAAGATGGATCTTCTTCTATTTTGGCGAACTTCTGAGCCTGCATAGTTAACTCTGCGTGTAACTTGATAGCATCCAACATATTCTGTGTGACATATCTAAGATCCTGTGCGTTCTCTACTACAACTGCATCCATACCCTCTGCCATTAATTTTGCATTACCTTCGATAGCTTCTGCTAAGTGGTTCAAGGTATTTATAACTTTAAATTGAGATACTGAATCGGCTATTTCTTGGTTGACTTTCTTAACTTCGTGTTTATAAGTTGGGTTATTGGCAACCAACATTTTATGTGCTGATTCTTGTCGACCCCTCGCATATCTCCCAATTGCCTTGTCACTTATTGGATCTCCCAACTTTTTTAGTTCCTTACTTATAAAACTGAATGATTTACCCTCATTTAACCACGCATCTATTTGAGGTTTATATGGAGATTGCCCACAAGCTGACTTCTGATAGTCCATTACCTGTTCGCCCATACCTTCTTGTCCGTACCTGTTTTGATTAATATCTGGTTTCTTAGTCATAACTTCCACTCCTTTCTCCGAGATTCTCCTACTGTTCGCGTAGGTACTACAAATAATAGACCGTCAACCAAAATTGAAACCTGTACTTCCACTGTACTATCGATCATCTCCCAAGATCCGCATATGTTATAGACTTGTCCTTCCAATGTAATAGTGACCACTTTCGTCTAATGTCGAGAAACTCCTATATACCTATTTACCTCCCTTCTAATGTATATAGTACCACCCTTCTGAACCCCTTCTATGTATTAGGTGAATGGTCTTTGATCTGATTTAAATGAGATTTAATATTGGTTGTCAGATATTGATTCCGAATGTCGTGCCTAGATAATATGAACTAGGTCGATCGAGTGCCGGCGAGCGCTTGACAGCGCGCCCGTCGCGTGGTATAATAGAGGTAGGTCAGAGAGACGGACGCGACAGCGAGCCGGACACGACCGCGACGGACGGACACACCGACCGGCGACGGACGACACGACCGAGGACGACAGGCACCGAGCACGAGGGCGGGGCGCCGGACAGCGGACCGGAAGAGACCCCACCGACACGATCATCGACAACCGAACCCACCGAGACAGGCGGAGGGACGACAAAGAGAAGCCGGGACCCAGGGTACGAAACCCACGGGAGAAGAACCCGCAGAGCCAGAGCAGGACAGGGACGCAACGACCCACCGAACAGGGAACCCCAAGGGCAGGAAGGCGAAGGAGCACCAACCCCGAACCGGAAGAGCCGAACCACGGACGACCCCAAGGCGAGCGACGCCAACCCCAACCGAAGCCAAGACGGACAGACACCAACAGGCACGAACGACGAACACCCGCAACGCCGAACACCGAAACACGACGACGACACCCCAAAACGAAAGCCCGACAGAGCGAGTCGGCAAATAGGAGATCTAATGAGAACATACAGAGAAGAACACCAAGCGGAATGGTTCGAGACATCAGCACCCCGTAAGGAATGGACTAATGAGGAAATAGACGCAATGAGAGAGGGTAACAACGCAATAGCAAACGAATTGGGATTGGCTGATATGGTCCAATTCGACGAGCCGACTGAAGATACCCCTCCTACAGAAAATAAAATCACAGTCTTCGTAACACAGGAATTCATAGCCAATACTGAAGAGGAAGTTTCGACAAAGTGGGCAGATCACGAAGACGAGGAATGGGGATGGCCAGTAATAACAATCTCCAATGGGTGGTTAACAAGGGAACAAGCATTGATGGAATGGGATATCAACAAGGACAAGTCGATTACCCTTGGATTTCACTTCACCGAATCGGCTGATACCGATGAATATGGGAGATACGTTGAAGCAGAGACCTACGAGAGAATGATCAATGAGAACAAGCAACCAACTTGGATCCACATTCCGGATAGTTGCAATAGACGAGTGGCGGTATTCGAGGGGATCATGGCGACGATAGAGTTGATGGGCGATTCGATCACCGAATTTGGTGTGGTAGAGACAGTTGAGGAAGCAATCGACAACATCCCCGAGGACATAGTAACACATCTTGGATACAGCGACAGTGGCAAGGGATACGACAACATGGTACAAGATTTCCTGGCATGGAAGATTTTCAACAAGTAGCGAATTGGGCGGGATAATCCGCCCTCTTAATAGACGATCAGCCAATAACCCAACTAGGCAACACATTCCGAGGAGGAATTGATTATGATGAACAGAATTAATAAAATTACGGTAGCAGTTAAGAAGAGCGAAAATGGAAATGAATACAACGTAGAAGCGAAATTGTACAAGACTCACAAATTGGTAGAGACACTTGATACTACAGACCTAATTGACTTGGTTCATTTGGATGCTGGGATTTTCGATCAAGGTACACACAAATCGAGCACAGTACGAGAGACAGTGAGAGTACAGCTGATGCAACCCGAGGTACTAGAATCGGTAGATTGTCATTGGGATCCTAAACAAGAGGCAACTGCGGTTGATATGACAGATGAAAATGAGATTACAAGCAGAGCAATCGAGTTAGTTACTAAGGACATGAACGAATGGATGGCGAAATTAGGCGTCGAATCAAGCAATTGGGCAATAGTTGGAGATGGTATGACAGAAATGGAAGACAAGCAGGCACATTACGGTAATGGCAAATGGGCTTGGGCAACAATCGGGTTGGATGTTGAGATAGAATACGCCGGACAGATAGTACACGTAGTGATGGATGCTAGAGTCGTTAGTGGTCAGATTAGTAAGCCAAAGATGATCAACGAACACAAGTACAATTACAGTGGTCTAATCGCAGAAATGGCAGAAGAAATTCCAGAAATGAAGACGATGGTACGAACTACACCTACTAAGAAGGCACCTATTACAGCAAGCCAATTGATCGACCAACTAGCAAAAATGGAACTGACAGACGAGCAGAAGCAACAATTAGCAGAATTAAGCAAGTAATCAACACGAAGGTGGGGTCCGAGAGACCCCTCCCTATAAGGTAAGGTCAACGATCACACTATTACAAGAGGAGGAATGAACATGTTATTATTTTTATTTGGAATGATGGTAGGCGTATCAGTCGAGGCGATTATGGTAACGAAGATGATGCACAGAAAAGAGAATGAGGAAATAGCGGAATTGCAAGAGCGACTAAACATGGATAGCCAAGGAGGAATTTAATATGATGATCAACGAAATTAGAGAATTACTGGAACAGGTAACAGGTACTAAGTTAACAGAGAAACACGATTTTGAGCAGGATTGCGAACTTAGAGCATGGATATTTGGCGTAGTTGGTAGTGATGAAGATCAGACAGTGGAATTGCAAATAATCTCTACTAGAATACGAAGCACAATCCTAATCTCACACTTTATCGATGATGGGGCAAATGGAGCCTTTACCACATGGACAATGAATACACCAACTGCTGACCAATTTGTTATCGCTAAGGAGGAAATATAATGACTAAGATTAAAATACCTACAAGACCAATTAGAGAATCACTTATTGATGGTATCGTAGACGACCTACGAGACGATGCACTATTCCTTAAAAACGATCGAGGTTACGATATCCTCTCTACTAAGGTAGCGATAGCAAAAGCAAGTAATATCCGGTCAACCAAGGCAAGAATGACAATGCTAGAAAGCGACCTATTAGAATTTAGAGCAGACTCAATGATTGATAGCATTGATTGGTTGCCAGAATTAGAAAAATGTAGTCACTGCCTTAAGATCTTAGTACCAGGGCAGAATATTATAGTAGACGAGGGCGATCAGAAGTACTGCAGTGAGGATTGTTACGATGAAGTATTTGACGAATACCTTTCAGAAGAAGAAATGGACGAATTTGGATCGGCGTATGAATTCTACGTAGAGTATGGAATTGCAAGTAAGGAAGTTTACGAGATTGATACACCTGAAGCAGGGGATCTGTAGACCCCTCTCTTATAGGGTAAGGATAGCAAGACCCTCCCCTTGGAGGTAGTCCCGAGACCCTCCCTTATAGGGAAAGGTACGGAGAACCCCTCTTTGGGACAGTGTGTGCACCCCTCCCCTAGGAGGTAGTGTGTCGGAATTGGACTACCGGGCAGTGCTGTGCTCTCGACGTCTTGCCCAAAAGGAGTCGAATGGGAATTGTGTGGATTAGCCAGGACGGGTTCTGACCATTATCAAATCGACTCTGAACTTAGATCCCACTTAGGCTAAACAGATAGGATGGTTCACCTAGAAATACCTAAGACACAATGATAGGACATATGAGAAGGTTGGGAGGATAGGCGGTATTACGATAGAAGTAAATAGGCAATAGGGCAAATACGTCAGAAACGGGTGGGACAAGGGATCTAGGCAAGCAAAGTTGGATACGAAAACCTATGAGGTTCTAGGGAGGTGCAAGAGGGTATGAGTGAAGTTGAAAGTACAAGTATGAGAGCATACGAGATTGGTGGAGGATGGTTTTTGGGTTCTGACATTGGTTGCTCGACGGGAGAGGATGGTAGGTACTTGATAAGTAGTAGATGGTCAGTATAAGACATAATAGGTACTTGACAGATAGAAGCTAGGCGTGGTACAATAGAATTGAGCGGATCGGCGGTGGTCGTCGGTCATTAGGAGATACTAGAGGAGGAATTGGAATGATTAAGATGATTAATAGAGCGACTATGGTAGACGGTAAGAGAATTAATGTGACAGGGTATGCTAAGTTAGACGATTATTGCCACTGTGGTGAGGGAATACAATGGAATAGCGAGGGATACGGTACTTGTAGTAGTGGTGGATGTGAGAGTGGATTTGATGCATTAATTAATGATAATCCGGACGATTGGGAGACATATAAGTTAAATACCGAGATAGTAGATACACTACGAGCAATTGAGGAGTGCACTACTAGTGGCGAATTCTATGATGTAATTGATGCGACAGATGATGACCTATGGAGTTATAGGGGTGAGGGTGGAGTAGTCTGCATAGATGTACTGCACACAATGTGGCAT